GGAGGATTTCGATGTTAACAGTTTATTCTAAACAAAATTGCATCCAATGTGAGATGACAAAGATGTGGCTAGATCAAAATAAAATTCAATTTGAGTCAGTGGATGTATCTGAGCATCCAGAAAAGCTAGAAGAAATTAAATTAAACGGCTTCCAGCAGCTCCCAGTAGTTGCGTTAGATGAGCACTTCGACAATGCCTGGTCTGGATTCAATGTAGACAGATTAGAAGAATTGAAGGAGAGCTGCTAATGGAAAGAATGAGTCCAGAAGAACGAATGGTATTAAGACTGATTCCAGTGAGTGATACTCGACGAATTAACCGAGTGGACATTTCAAGCATTACTAAGCTGTCGGAACGTAGAGTTAAGAAAGTAATTGATACGTTAGTTAACAGATACGGCATTGTGATTATCGGAGAACGTAACGGCAGAACTGGATACTATATCCCAGAAACAGACGAGGCACGTAAGGACGGAATTAAACCTATGAGGTCTCAAGCAATTAAAGAATTCAAACGAGTGAGCCGAATTTTAAAAGGCGATTTAAAAGCTCACGAGAAATATTTGGAGGTAAATAAATGATTAATAACGTTGTGCTAGTAGGCAGATTAACAAAGAAACCAGAGCTAAAATTTACAACAACCGGTACTAAGTACACGCAGTTCAGTGTTGCAGTACAAAAGAAATTTAAAAATCAAAATGGTGAATACGAATCAGATTTCATCAATTGTTTGATGTGGTCTACTGCTGCAGAGAACTTTATTAAGTTCACCAACAAAGGTTCACTAGTTGGAATCGAAGGACGAATCCAAGCACGCAGCTATGAGAAAGACGGTAGTAAAAAATACATCACAGAAGTAGTTGTTGAGAACTTCTCATTACTAGAATCAAAGAAAGTCACAGAATCTAGAAACAATGTAGTTCAACCAATCGAAGAAAATCCATTCAATGGAGTATCAGACGATGACTTGCCATTCTAATGAATTGAGGTGCAAGTATTTGGAGAGTATTAACCTATTTGATTATCCGGAACTCGATTATAAAGCTACAAAGCGAGAGGTGATGAAAGTTATCAGTAGATATAAGAACGCTTTAAACAAGTTGTATCTGAAGAGTGAGCCTCGCATCACTCCTCAGTATACGATTGTCCCACCTTCATTTACTAATGAGTTCCACTCTTCAACAGAAGATGCTGCACTGTGGAGTGATACGGTAGGGAAGAAGTTCAAAGATTACGTTGAACGTGTTAACGCAGCATTAAACAGTATCCCATCAGTTAACCGAGTAGTAATTTACAGATCATTAATCAAGGAGCAAAGCGATGTGCTAATTGGAAGTGAAATGAACTACAGTGAATTCACTATTCGAGATATACGAATGGAAGGCATTAAACAACTAGCCTATGCTCTGGGTGTAGATGTATATCAAGATGGTACAACAGACGAAGAAGAGTAGTTTCATTTATTGTAGAATATGACTAAAAAAGTTTGTAAAACAATTTAAGGGAATTATTTTATAATATGTAATGTGGTATCGTGTAGATACAAGGATAGAGATGCGGAAACATCTTTAAAAAGCCAGTCCTGAAAAAGGTGTATCCAAGTTAGCAGCATGGACGACTGCTAACAGTGCCGTGTTGGATGTAGAGTGGTTCGACTCCACTCGCGGTAATTCCCCAGATAAACCAACAAAAACTGTCAAAGAGCGTGCTGATGAGTACGCTCTTTAGTTTTTAAGAAAGGAAACAGTATGAATTTCGTAGAACCTATTCGCGATCCTGACGACATCCAGGCTATGAAAGATTATCTAAAAGAATGGAACGAACGTAATTACATGCTGTTCGTATTTGGAATTAATCTTGGATTAAGAATCAGTGACATTATTAAATTAAAAGCTAAGGATGTTCAAGGGCAGTATGTGAACATCAGAGAATTAAAGACAGGAAAGATTCTCAAAAGAAAGATGAACAAAGCTTTCAAAAAGGAAGTACAAGAGTACATCAAAGATATGAATCCACATGATTATCTGTTTAAAAGCAGAAAAGGAAAGAATAAAGCAATCACTCGTGAAGCTGCTTATTACATTCTTAAAGCTGCAGCGGAAGATATCGGCATTGAGAACGTTGGAACGCACACAATGCGGAAAACATTTGGTTACCATCATTATAAGAATAATAAAGATGTGGCTATGCTGATGGTTCTATTTAACCATGCAAGTCCGGATATCACATTGAGATACATCGGTATCCAGCAAGACCAACAGGATAAATCAATGGACGATTTCTACTTGTAACGGTGTTCAATTTAACATAATGAGAAAATGTAAATTCAAAATAAGAAAGTTTAAAAAACATTATTATATCAACGAGTTCGAGCGTTGCTCGAATTTAACACAATGTAAGATATGTGAGATTCAAGAACACCCCAGTACCCTTAAAAATTTAATACCCCCACCCCTTTAGAAATGGCGGTACGATAATAAAAACACCCCCATACAATTAAACCCGGTAGGGTTAAAATGACCCTGCTGCATAAAATTTAAATAAAGGATGAATTGAAATGGTAAGACCAGATAGGATTGGACCACATCGAGTAGCCTTCGAAAAGAATAAGAAGAAGATATTCAAGACGCAGAACGTCTGTGGAATTTGTGGAAAGCCTGTAGACTTCAAGCTTAAGTATCCGCACCCACTGTCACCAGTGATTGACCACATCGTGCCTATTAACAAAGGTGGACATCCAAGCGACATTGAGAACCTACAGCTCGCCCACTGGACGTGCAACCGACAAAAATCAGATAAATTATTTAATCAAGCGCGTGAAGTTAAACAAGTCCTAGGTAACCGCAATTTGCCACAGACAAGAGATTGGGCAAATTACAAACCTGAGCGATAGGGGGGAGGGGAACCTACCTCGTGGCTCTGGCGACCTCCCAGGCAGTATTGTACAAATTTTCTCGCGCCAAAATTCAAAAAAGGAGAAATGAAAATGGAATTGAAAGGTAAAGCATATCTCCGTAGGAAATTAGACGGATATCGCAGTGGAGTACAAATGCGATATAAGTATTATTCTATGGAAAAAAAAGATAATACAGACGGAGTTACTATTCCTGCTCAAATTAGAGATAAATATAAAGCTGTTCTTGGTTGGACAACAAAAGCTGTAGACAGCCTAGCCGATAGATTGATTTTTAGAGAATTTGCAAACGACGTATTCGATGCTAATGAAATTTTCCAGTACAACAATCCGGATATCTTTTTCGACTCAGCAATTCTATCTGCATTGATTGGTTCGTGCTGCTTCGTATACATTTCCAAAGACGAAGAGGGAATGCCTAGATTACAAGTTATTGAATCAAGCAACGCAACAGGGATTTTAGATCCAATTACTAATTTGCTAACAGAAGGCTACGCAGTTCTTAAACGAGATGACTATGATAAGCCATTACTAGAAGCATATTTCACTCAAAACGAGACAATCTTTTATCCAAAAGGAGAAGAGCCATACTCGATTGAGAATACAACTGGTATTCCATTGTTAGTACCTATTATCCATAGACCAGATGCCAGCAGACCATTTGGACGTTCTCGCATTACTAAATCTGGAATTTCATATCAAAAAACAGCGCAGAGAACAATCGAGCGTTCGGAGATTACTGCAGAGTTCTATTCGTTTCCTCAGAAGTACGCATTAGGTGTTAGCCAAGACGCAGAATCGGTAGAAAGTCTAAGAGCAACTATTTCAAGCTTTATTATGTTTACAAAGGATGATGACGGTGATAAACCGTCTGTTGGACAATTCACTACTGCAAGCATGACACCTTTCGTTGAACAACTGAAAATGGCAGCGGCAGGCTTTGCTGGTGAAACAGGATTGACTCTTGATGATTTAGGATTCGTTTCTGACAATCCATCTAGCGTTGAAGCTATTAAAGCAAGCCATGAGAACTTAAGACTTGCAGGAAAAGCTGCACAACGTTCTCTAGGTTCAGGATTTTTAAACGTTGCTTATGTAGCTGTGTGCTTACGTGATGATTTCAGATTTATGCGTAAGGAATTCTCAAAAACTGTAGTTAAATGGGAACCACTATTCGAAGCGGATGCATCTACATTAACAATGCTCGGAGATGGAGCGATTAAGTTAAACCAAGTTCTCCCAGGATATATCACAGCAGAAACTATTCGCGATTTAACAGGAATTAAAGGAGCTGATGTGAATGGATGATATCGTTCCAGAACTTCTTGAGAAAATAAAAGCTGATTTTTTTGAACAGGCTGAAAAGAGCGCAGAATTAGAGAGATTGCTACTTCTAGTGAGAAGTGGGAAAGCTAACTTTATAGACGCTCACGAATTTTCAACTAAATTAGGGCAGATTCTTTCTGAGGCACTTCAAAACAACATTAGTGGATTAATTCTTCCTGATGGAAAGATGCATTTTAACATTGCTAGTCGTATTTTGAATGAAACACTTGGAACTAATCACAAGATGGTAAGTACATATGCTAAGCAGGTTCAAGAGACTTTAAACAAGGAGGCTGGTATTGGATTGAAATCCATCCAGGCTCCAATAAACCAAGAAAGAATTAATGGACTAGTAAATCGATTGTCATACGAGGAAAAGTTCGACGATGTGTCATGGATTCTTAAAGAACCTATTGTTAACTTCAACCAAAATATCGTGGATAATCATATCAAAGTTAATGCAGATTTCCATTTTAAATCGGGATTAAAGCCAAAGATTGTTCGTACGACTGACGGTAATTGTTGTGCTTGGTGTAGTAAATTAGCTGGTGTTTACACTTACCCTGGTGTTAACAAGGATGTGTTTAGAAGGCATGATAGATGCACTTGTACACTGGACTATCATCCAGGAGATGGAAAAAAACAAAATGTCTGGAGTAAAAAATGGGATAACTCATACGAAAGTAGTATAATTGATACAAAGAGGCTAGATAATATTATCTTGCCAAAATCAGTTAGTGCTAAAGCGAGAGACATTTATGTTAAAATTCCTTATCCAGTTCGTGGAACAGAAATAGTTAAAAAAGGTAGCACGATAACAAATGTTAATGTTATTGCTGGAAAGGATGTAAGAAGACAAATAGACGATATTCGTAGACTTGTTAAACAGTACAAAACAAAAAATGAAAAATTGTGGCAAAAAGTTACTGGAATAGCAACGTTGGAAAGTGGCAGAATTGCAGAATTACATTGGTATCAGCACCCATCAGTTGGAAAGGTAGAATTTAAAGTTAAGAGGTGGATAAAATGAAGGTAATATATGTAGGACCTACAGAGCCAAATACTCTTGATTATGGAGGAATATATGAAGTATTATCCGAGGAAGATGGATGGTATAGAATAATAGATAAATCAGGAGAAGATTATCTTTATCCAAAAGATGAATTTAAAATCCTAGAGGACTCACATAAAATTTGATGAGTATCTGTGTTATAAAATTAGGAAGGATAGGTTAATGGCTAGAAAGAAATATGGAAATCAGCTTCCTACGCAATCAGTCATCCTGCCTTATGTAAAGAAGAGGTCTCTTAGCAAGGAAGCTATAGAAATTTATGAGAAAACAGGATTAAGCAGCTATATCTGGCAAAAGAAATTGCTAGAGGCGATGATGGCTGTTGATAAAAAAGGACTATGGGTTCATCAGAAGTTCGGATATTCCATTCCACGACGGAATGGGAAATCCGAACTTCTTTATATGCTCGAACTTTGGGGATTACACCAAGGATTGAATATATTACACACTGCTCATCGAATTAGTACCTCACACTCTTCTTTTGAGAAGGTTAAACGGTATCTAGAAAAGATGGGCTATGTTGATGGAGAAGATTTCACATCTATTCGCGCTAAAGGTCAAGAACGAATCGCTCTGACTAATACAGAAGGAGTGCTGCAGTTTAGAACTCGTACATCGAATGGTGGACTTGGTGAAGGATTCGACATCATGATCATAGACGAGGCTCAAGAATATACAACTGAGCAGGAGTCAGCGTTGAAATATACAGTTACTGACAGTGATAATCCAATCACTGTTATGTGCGGAACACCTCCAACACCCGTTTCGAGTGGTACCGTATTTAGTAAATTCCGTGAAACATGTCTATTTGGTCGCGGTAAGTATTCCGGATGGTCGGAATGGTCTGTGTCTACTGAGAAAGAGATATCAGACATTGAAGCCTGGTACAATTCTAATCCTTCGATGGGTTATCACTTAGACGAGCGTAAGATTGAAGCCGAACTAGGTGACGACAAGCTAGACCACAACATACAGCGTCTTGGGTTCTGGCCTACTTACAATCAAAAATCAGCAATCTCAGAAGCTGAGTGGGAGGCTCTTAGGCTTGATGAAGTACCTAAGTTTAAAGGTCCTATGTTCGTTGGAATCAAATATGGGCAAGATGGCACTAACGTAGCATTGAGTATTGCTATTAGGACAGATTTCGATGATATCTTCGTTGAAACTGTTGATTGTCAATCTGTTCGAAATGGTAATGGATGGATAGTTGATTTCTTAAGGAAAGCTAAACCATCTCAAATCGCTATAGATGGTGCTAGTGGGCAGAAAGTTCTCGATGATGAATTGAGAGAGTTCCGAATAAGGAATGTAGTGTTGCCTACTGTTAAAGAAATTATCGTAGCAAACGCTATGTTTGAGCAAGGTGTGTATCAGAAGACCATTTGTCACTCAGGGCAACCGTCATTATCTAAGGTTGTAACTAACTGTGACAAACGGAACATTGGTTCAAACGGTGGATTTGGATATCGTTCACACTTTGATGATGTAGATATCAGTCTTATGGACAGCGCATTGTTAGCGCATTGGCTTTGTGCGACATCTAAGCCGAAGAAAAAACAAAAAATCAGTTATTAAACTAAAGGTCACTGCTTTATGTAGTGACTTTTTTTAATAAAAAAATTACTGTACGCGCAGGTTAACGCGGAGAAAGGAGGCAGTTAACATGCCTGAATTTAAAACGATTGAAACACAAGAAGAACTAGACCGAATCATTGGTGAACGACTCGCTCGTCAGAAAGAGAAGTATGCCGGATTAGAGAAACTAGAATCTCGTGTGAAGGAATTGGAAACAACGAACGCTGAGTTACTAGCAACAATCGACAGCAACAGCAAACTACTAGCTGAGAAAGACGAATTTATTAGCGCTAAAGAGTCTGAATTAGCAGAAGTTAACCAAGTTGTTGAGAAGTTCAAAGGAACACAGCTTCGTACTCAAATTGCATTGCGCAACGGTCTTCCGTATGAATTGGTAGACAGATTACAAGGTAGCGACGAAGAGAGCTTGCAAGCCGATGCGGAACGTTTATCTGCATTTATCAAACCAAAACCAGTCGCTCCATTGAAAGATGTTGAACCAGTTATTGGTGACGAAAGAACAAGTGCGATGAGACAAATGTTACAACAATTAAATCAATAGAAAAGAGGAAAAACAAATGACAGATAAATCTTTAAAAGCAGCAACATTATTTAAACCAGAATTGGTTAAAGAACTATTTTCAAAAGTACAAGGCAAATCAGTTTTAGCTAACTTATCAGATCAAACTCCAATTCCTTTTGCAGGAACAGAACAAATGGTGTTCAACCTAGAAGGAAATGCTCAAATCGTAGGTGAAGGCGAACAAAAATTAGCTGGGGAAGCTAAAGTTACTTCTAAAGTAATCAAACCATTAAAATTCGTTTATCAAGCACGTATTACAGACGAATTCTTACATGTTTCAGAAGAAAAACAAATGCAATTCTTAGATACATTTACAGAGGGGTTCTCTAAGAAGATTGCACAATCATTTGATATTGCAGCTCTTCACGGTTTAGAACCAAAAGGTATGACGGATGCTTCATTCCGTGATATTAACTCATTTGATGGTTTAGTAAAGAATAACATTACAACTTATGATGCAGACCATATTGATGAAAATATCGACACTGCAGTTCAACAAATCGTTGCAAAAGGTGGAGAAGTAACAGGTATTGCATTATCTCCAACTGCAGGCCAAGCGTTAGCTAAAGTTAAAGTAAATGGTGTTGTACAATATCCTGAATTACGCTTTGGACAAAATCCTGACTCATTCTACGGCATGAAATCAGATATCAGCAAAAACTTAACTGTAACAGGCGGAACTGCTGAACAAGATCATGTGATTGTTGGTGACTTTGCTAACCGCTTCAAATGGGGATATGCGGATAATATTCCATTAGAAATTATTCAATATGGTGATCCAGACGGTACTGGACGTGACTTAAAACAATATAACGAAATTTGCTTACGAGCTGAAGCATATATTGGATGGGGAATTCTTGACGAAGACTCATTTGCTCGTGTAAAAGCGTAGGTCTTTGATATGAAATATAGAGACGTAAAAACTGGGGCTATTATTGAGACTAATTGTGTTGTATCAGGCTCATGGGAACCAGTGGAAGATAAGAAAACTAAAGCTAAACCGAAGAAAGAAGCAAAGGATGATGATTAATGGACTCATTTGCGACTTTAGACGATTTACAGCGACTATGGAAGAGACTGCAGCCGTCTGAGATTGATAGAGCGAATGCACTTCTTGCCACTGTATCTGACATGCTGAGGGAAGAGGCTCGTCGCTATGGAAAAGACTTAGACAATATGGCTGTAGAACGTTCTAGTTATGAAAACGTGGTTAAATCTGTGGTAGTTGATATTGTAGCTCGTACATTAATGACTTCTACAGAACAAGAGCCGATGACTCAATTTAGTCAAAGCGCTCTAGGCTATTCAGTTAGTGGCTCGTATCTCGTTCCTGGTGGTGGTATCTTCATCAAAAATGCAGAATTGAAGCGATTGGGATTCACTAAGCAACGGATTGGAGTGATAGAGTTCTATGATTAAAGGAATTACTGTCACATTAGTAGATCGTGTTAAAACTGGTGAGGACGAGATGGGTGCTACAACATACGATGATGTAGAAATCCAAGTAGAGAATGTCCTAGTATCTCCTACTGAGGCTACGGATGTTATCAACCAGGTTCAACTTTACGGAAAGAAAGCAGTCTATACGCTTGGTATTCCTAAAGGCGATACTCACGTTTGGAAAGATAGGGAAGTTAAATTCTTTGGAAAAACGTTCCGAACCTTCGGACCAGTCGTTGAAGGAATTGAATCCATGGTACCAACTGCCTGGCACAAGAAAGTGACGGTGGAACGATATGAGTAGCTCGTTTAAATTCAAGCTAAACACTAAAGGTGTTGGAGCTTTCTTAAAATCTGAGCCTGTTCAGAAGATGATTAGCGAGCGTGCAAACGAAATTGCTAGTCGAGCAGGAACTGGATATGAGGCAGATACTCAAATCGGTCAGAAACGTGCCACAGGACGAGTTAAAGCTGCTACAGCTAAAGCTAAAAAGGATAATAAGAAAAACAATACATTATTGAAGGCGGTGAGAGGTTGATAGAGATTGAAATTAGAAAATTCATGACAAGAAAGTTGGATTGCCCAGTGGTATTCGAACTTTCACCTAAGATGCCAGATAAATTTGTATTAATTCAAAAAACAGGTGGCTCTAAGCGAAATAAATTATTAGCCTCTACATTTGCTTTCCAATCTTACGGAAAGTCGATGTATGAGGCTTCTTTGTTGAACGAAAATGTAAAAGAAGTAGTTGAACAGTTAGTCGAATTAAACGACGTATCTGATGTTAGCTTAAACAGCGATTACAACTATACAGATACAGAATCAAAAAAATACAGATATCAAGCAGTATTTGATATCAGACATTATTAGAAATGAGGGAAAAATATGGCAGATAAAAACAACGCGAGTAATGTAACTGCAGCTAAGCCTAAGATTGGTGGAGCTATTTACATGGCACCAAAAGGAACAGAATTACCTACTGACGCAGAAGCAACGTTAGATACTCAGTTCCAAAACTTAGGTTTCGTATCTGAAGACGGTTTAGAAAATGCTAACAGTGCATCGTCTGAGAACGTTAAGGAATGGGGCGGTTCAATCGTAAACACAATGTTGAAAGAAAAAGAGGACAAATTTAAGTTCACTTTAATTGAAGCATTAAACTTACACGTATTGAAATTAATTTACGGTGAAAAGAACGTAACTGGAACTTTAGAAACAGGAATCACTATTAAATCTAAAGCTGAAGATTACGAAGAAAAATCATTCGTAGTGGATATGGTTCTTAAATCAGGAGTTATTAAACGTATGGTACTGCCACTGGCTAAAGTGTCAGAAGTAGGTGACGTTAAATATGCTGGTGGAGAAAACATCGGCTATGAAACTACATTATCAGCGTTCCCTGATGGTGACGGTAATACTCACTATGAATACATTAAGAAAGTAGGTTAATTATGATTAAAGGGAAAACATCTTCCGGATTTAAATTCCAAATCAATGAAAGCACAATTAACGATGACTATGAGCTATTAGAACTACTTGTAGAGTTAGAAGAGAATCCTCTTTTAATTTCTAAGGTCGTTCGAAAAGTTCTAGGCCCTGCTGCAGCGGCTGCATTAAAAGATCATGTACGAGATGAAAATGGATGTGTACCCATTCAGAAAATGAATGACGAAATTACTGAGATTTTCACACAGGCTAAAGCCTTAAAAAAATAATGGCCCTTGCAAGAATGATTGTGACTGATGAAGATGCTTTAATTTGCGATTTAGCAGAAACTTATCATATCTATGACTATCGTCGGCTACCGGTTCTCTCGGTGGCCGTTTTTTCTTTAGGTTTAAGACAAAACTCAAGAATTAAAATGATCATGTCTGGAAATAGAATCACGTTAGAAGAGTCTCTACTAGCTTGTGCTGTTGATAGATTAAGCATACTAGCATGGCAGAAGACGAAAGACGGTTCAAAAGGTACTAATGTACCTCAATCGATTCTAGAAAAATTACTAGGTATAGATGAACGCAAATCAGAGTCAGATACTCAGACATTTAGTTCGGGCGAGGAGTTCTTAAGAGAAAGAAATAGATTATTAGGGAAGGAGGAAACTTAATGGCAACAGAATTAGGTACTGCTTATGTTCAGATAATCCCATCGGCTGACGGAATCAAAGGCATGATTGAAAAGGCTATGGGAACAGAAGTAGTCGGTGCCGGAGATAGAGCTGGGCAAGGTTTTATGAAAAGTTTTGCTGGTACAGTTACTAAAATGATTGCTGCAATTGGTATTGGGAAAGTTATTAAGGACACCTTATCTTCTTCATTAAACGAGGGTGCAGCACTTCAACAATCTCTCGGTGGTATTGAGACTTTATTCAAAGGCAGTGCCGATATCGTTAAAGGATACGCTAAAGAAGCGTATAGAACATCAGGATTATCTGCTAACGCGTATATGGAATCCGTAACAGGATTTAGTGCAAGTCTATTGCAGTCGCTCGGTGGGGATACTGGGAAGGCTGCAGAGATAGCAAACATGGCAATGATTGATATGTCAGATAATGCTAACAAGATGGGTACATCGATGGAAAGCATTCAATTCGCATATCAAGGCTTTGCTAAGCAGAATTATACGATGTTAGACAATCTCAAGCTAGGTTACGGTGGTACTAAGGAAGAAATGCAACGGCTTCTTTCTGACGCTCAGAAGCTCACAGGAGTTAAATACGACATCAACAACTTATCTGATGTTTATCAAGCAATCCACGCAATCCAGGGTAAGTTAGACATCACAGGAACAACAGCCAAGGAAGCCTCAACTACATTCTCTGGATCATTCGCATCCATGAAGGCTGCAGCACAAAACGTGCTTGGGAATATGGCGCTTGGAGAGGACTTAACACCGTCACTTGAAGCGTTAAAAGAAACCGTTAAAACGTTTGTGTTTGGCAACTTTATACCAATGCTTAAAAATGCGGTTAAAGCCATTCCGGAGGTGTTAGGATTCGCCATCAAAGAAGGCTTAACAGCTATCTTTGGTGAATCTACCACACAAACGATTATCAACAACCTATCTACAGCATTCCAAAATATTAAGAGTGCAGTAGGCGGTATTGGTGACTTGTTTGGAGGTTTTATTGACAAATTAAAAGGCATTCTTGGAATAAGTGGAGATGTAGGAGAACTTGGAACAGCATTCGAAGGAATTACTGGTGCAATTAGCACAGTAACTGACTGGATTAAGCAGTTTGTAGACTGGATTAACCAAACACCAGCCGCAGTTTATTCTGTAACGGCAGTGTTAGCAGGATTAGCAGCAGGCTTTGTTGCTTTAAAAGTCGTAAATACTGTCAAGAGTGCAATTGATGGTTTCAAGACTGGATTAACGGCTGCTAAAGGTGGAATGGTTGCATTTAACGCAATTGTTTCCGCTAATCCATTTACTGCATTAATTGTAGGGGTTACTGCTGTAGTAGCTGCATTAACATGGTTCTTTACTCAAACAAAAACAGGAAAGGCTATTTGGCAAGGATTTACAGAATTCCTGTCTAGTGCATGGACTTCTATTTCAAGCTTCTTAATTGATACTTGGAATAACATCGCCCAAACAGCAACTGCTATTTGGGAAGGTATTGTAAGTGTGGCAACAGCTATTTGGAGTGCAATCACTGGCGCAATTATGGCAGTGGTTCAACCATTTATCGACGCATTCATGGGCCTATGGAACGGAATGAGTTCAGGAATCTCTCAAGTATTTGATGGATATGTTACATACTTAACTGGAGTATGGGAAGTTATCAAATCAGTATTCCTTGGAGCAATCTTAATTATCATTGATTTAGTGACACTTAATTTCGGTCAATTAGGAACGGATTTAGGTGCTATTTGGGATGGAATCTCGAACGGAATCTCAATGATGTGGGACGGAATTACTTCAATATTCTCTGGAGCAGTCAGCGCAATCGTTGGAGGTGTTCAAGCCACATTTAATGGAATGGCTGAATTCTTAAGCGGTTTATGGGACGCTATTTCTGGTGCAGCTATTGCAGGTTGGAACGGATTAGTATCTGGTGTGCAAGGGATTATCGATGGATTAGTATCTGGAGCGCAAGCCGCTTGGGACGCTATGTCTAACGCTGTTTCTAGCTTAGTTTCTGGAATTACTGGAATATTCGACAAATTGTGGAACATCGACTTAGGTGCTGCAGGTCAAGCTATCATGGATGGCTTTCTCGGTGGATTGAAATCTGCTTGGGGAGCTGTTACAGACTTCGTTGGAGGAATTGCGAACTGGATTCGAGACCATAAAGGGCCAATCGAGTATGATAGAAAATTATTAATCCCAGCAGGTAACGCTATCATGGAAAGTTTAGACCAAGGATTACAAGAGCAATTTAAGGATGTCAAACAAACGGTCGGAGGAATGGCTGATGAAATTTCAGATGTATTTTCAGGAGATAACATGGATCTGAATTCCTCTGTATCCCTTACTAAAACCTTTGAGACACAATTGGCTATGCCGTCAACCCAATTTGAGGCCCATGAGAGTAAAACCGTGTCTGAGATAGCGAATCTGAGAGCGAGTATGGAGAGAATCCTTACTGCTATCCTTGAGAAGCCGTCAGATACTTATCTGGACGCTGATAAAATTTCAATGAGCGTCTACCAGCGCCAAGGTGCTATTTACGCTAGGGAGGGAATTTAATGGAATACATGATTATCAATGGTTTCAACACTTCAACTATTCCTAACTGTGTGGTGACTGATTTTGGAGATGTGGAGGCTGCTAAACCTAAAGTTTCAGAAACAGTTACCCTTTTTGGGGTCAACGGGGATTATCGCGTCTTGGACGGTGCTTATGAAAGTTACGAGAGGACTTTTGTATTTTACCTTCCAAGGACGGTAAATCCGTCTGAAATCGTTGAGAGATTTCAACCAAATGATAATACGCTAGAGTTTAGCTACCAACTAGGCTCTTTATTTTATGCTGATTTCGTCAGTGCAAAATACAATCCACAAGGTATGTATGGATGGAAATTAGAAATTAAGTTGAGTATGCAACCTTTCCGCTATCAGAAAGATGTTGTCCCTTTGGTCTTCACTGCAAGTGGCAATATCAACAATCCAGGCTCTGTCTATAGTGAGCCTGTGATTGAAATTGAGGGAGATGGAGATATTTCTTTGACTATCGGACGTACAACCATGCACTTGACCATTAGACAAAAAGTGACTATTGATTGTAGGCATAAGAAGCAGAATATCTACAATGCAGACGGCGCAGTTCAAAACACTCTACGTAAGCGCGGAGGTTTCTTTGAATTGGAAGTTGGTAATAACGGTCTGGTCTTTACTGGTTCAGTTCGTAAGGTCACAGTTCGGACGAATTGGAGGTATATCTTATGATTTATCTTACAGACGGCAACACGCCTTTAAACGAGGCTTTTAATGACGAAATAGTCCAAGAACGGAACAATGCTTATCAATTAACGTTTCGATTTCCTACATCAGACCCCAAGTGGGAATTGCTAAAAGAGGAAACTTTTTTGACTGCAGACGACCTGCATGGTGAACAAGATTTTTATATATTTGAGGTTGAGAAGAAGCATGGCTATATTCAGGTCTATGCTAACCAAGTATTCACTCTCTTGAATAACTATGTGGTCAATTCTATCTCTTTGGATAGAGTGACTGGTTCGACTGCTTTAAGTCGATTTGCCGGAAGCATTACTCGTGACAATCCATTCTCATTTTTTTCTGACATTGAAGATAGACACACTTTCAATGTTGAATATAAGAATGCCATGGAGGCATTTGCGAAAGATAAGCATTCTATTATTGGTCAATGGGGTGGTGATTTAGTCAGACATGGGTATCAAGTACGATTACTTAAAAATGGCGGTTCGGAAAACGAATCGCTTTTTATGTACAAGAAAAACCTGTCCAGCTACCAGCATAAGACCTCAACGAAGTCTTTGAAAACTCGGATAACCTTTAAAACAACTGTTAAAGGTGAGGGAGAAAAGGCGCCTGACGTTGATTATGTGGTAGTGATTGATAGCCCCTTGCTTGGAAAATACAACCAAATTTATGAAGCGGTTGTTGAGGTCAATGACCAGAACGTCACAGACCGATCTAGCTTGATTGAATACGGTAAGCAGTATTTTCGGATAAGTATGTGTGACATGCTAGAAGATAACCTTGAAATATCGGTTGTCGGTCAGAGCGATGTTGCAGTTCGAATGTTCGATGTGGTCAGTATCTATCACGAAGAGTACGATTTTGATGTTCGTAAGAAAATTACGAAATATACTTACTCTCCAATGGCTAAACGTCTGAAATCAATTGGTTTTGGGACATTTCAGTCTAGTCTGGCGAATGCAATCGGTGGGATTGTAAACGATGCCGTTTTGAATGAAACTCGAAATTTGAATCAGATTTTTGATGAACGCTTGAAAAAAGAAATTGCAAATGCAGACCGTGCGTTTAACGCTGAGTTCGCCAAGCGTGAACAAGCTATCACAGATGCCATCGAGGAATACAAGGCAAAAGCCGAAGAGCTTGGATCTAAAATCCATGAAGAAATTGAGAAAGAACGCCCCGAGTTCGTTAAACGAATACGCGAAGAGTTGGTTAGTGGTGCGGACTCAATCGCTGAATTAAGTAAGAAATTAGCTCGTGTCAGCGAGACTGCAAGAATTAACGCTGATTTAATCGGTGGAGACGGAACTACTAAATATAACAAAAATCGACTCAATGGGCGCACGGCTGTAAAACTTGCATACGGTACTGATTATGTCGTCGGGCATAACGGAGAAGGCTTTGAAGTAGGTAAACAGTATGTTATAAGCTGGTCGGCAACATGTACTTCTCATGAAAAGAAAGACGTGATGGACATTACTATTCAAGACGTTCGTTCGCCAGCTCTTGAGCATAACGGACGATTTTACAAAGTGTTTCAACCACAGTCGCACGATGAATTGATAATACTGCATCACATGAGTTGTGCGGGAGATACGGTGTTAACAGATATCCAGATTGAACAGGGAAATTTTCCAACTAGCTTTGTTGAACCTGCTGTTACGCAACGGACTTTGTCAGGACTCTTTAAGGATATGCGTTCTATTGAACTGGAATTAAGAGACCCGAACAGCACACTTTGGGGCAAAATCCAACAGAACAACCAAGGAGCGTTGACTCAGTTCTTCGATAAGAACGTTAAGAGCGCTATTGCTCAAACTGCTAAAGAAATAAGGCAGGAAGTGCGAGACGCTTCTAACAGTGCAAGGGTTCAAGTGACATCGGAAGGTGTGACTATTGGAACTACTACTTTGACAGGCGAACAGTTAGCCTCTACAATTTCCGCAAGCCCTAGAGGCGTGGACATCATCGCCCCCAAAATAAAAGTTAAGTCCAACATGATCGTGGACGGTTCAATAACTTCAAGCAAGATAGCTGCAGGGTCTGTTACCGCTAACGCATTAGATGCTGGTTCGGTTACGGCTGACAAGGTTAAATTCGACACTGCATTTATTCAAAGACTAGTTTCGCAACAAGCGTTTGTCGATGAGTTATTTGCGAAAAAAGCGACGATTACAAAGATACAGAATGTTGATTTCACAGGAAATAATATCAAAGGCGGTCGCATTTCCTCTCTAAATGGAAATACTACGTTTGATTTACAAACAGGCTGGATTGATATGAATTCTCACGGAGTCGGGATAAGAAACCGATTCCCTAACCGCCCGCTACAATATCTAGTATTTGGTTCTGGTAATATCAACGGGGTTGACGGTTCTTACACTGCACTAATGAGCAATCGGAATCAGAATGTTGGTATTGACCATACATCAGCAGGTATTCAAATCTGGAATGGTAGGGATGGTTCAAATGTTCAAACAGCCATCAATTTGTATGGTCACAAAATAACGTTTAGACTAAGTGCCCAAGAAAAATTGAGAGAAACCGTAATAGATACGTATACAGGAAAAATGTATGGTATTGAAGATATAATATTAGGAGAATCATCGCTGAGAAAAGTGCTAGATAATATATTTGATAATTTCAACAACCTTGCAGCAGTAGCTGGTAATTATAGCCGAGGGTATTATGGAAAATGGAGGTAACACATGAACACACAAGACAAAATTATTAACGACTTAGCAATTCAATTAGCAAATAAAACGATTGAATGTGCAAATTACAAAGCTTTATATGAAGAAGCGCAAGAACAAATTCAACAACTACAATTAGAGAAAGAAAAGGAAGAATAATATATGACATTTAAAATTATCAACAAATACTTACAAGAAAACAACCGCACTTTCGTTGCAATTCGTCAAGAAGCGCCATACACGGCTTTTGACCGTGTTTTGATTGGCGACCGTGTTAACGAGTCAGACGAGATTTTAATTCAAGCAGTCCTTGGACAAATTGCGACAGAATTAAACCCAGCCGACGGAGTGAAGAAACTACAAGAAGACTTGCATACTCAAGCTGAAAGTTACGAAGAAAAACTTGCTGAGAAAGATGCAAAAATTGCAGAGGTAAAAGCTGTTGCTGATTGGGCGGTATTGGCTCGCGTAACAGACACAGATAACCCACTAGACCCGACTGTTTTCAAACGTGGTTTAGAATTGGTAGACCTCGGAAAAACTGGCAAGACCTACCAACCACAAGAGATTTTCACTATTGAAAATCCAAACTATATTGAGAAATTCCAAGAGGGCAAACGTGTCATGATTCAAGTAAATGAAGAATTCACTTATCAAGGCCAACCACTGAACGAACTAGAAGCCCTTGACAAAAATGGGAAGATTGGCATCTGGAAATGGGAGCCACCAAAGAAACCAGAGACAAGCGCTGAGCTTGAAACTGAGCCAGTTGTACGTTAGAAAGGGGATATATGCAAATCGAATTTTTCAATTTTTTTCGTAGCGTCGTCCAGACCGAAGACGGACTGGTCTTGTACGCTCTAGCTTTGATTGTCTCGATGGAAATCATTGATTTTTTAACAGGAACGATTGCTGCTATTGCTAATCCCGATATCGAGTATAAGAGCAAAATCGGTATCAACGGACTCCTTCGTAAGGTTTTAGGGGTTCTCTTACTAATGATCCTTATCCCAATGTCCGTACTCTTGCCTGAGAAGACAGGATTCGCATTCTTGTACTCGATCTATCTCGGGTACATCGCATTTACTTTTCAATCTCTAATTGAAAATTACCGCAAATTAAAAGGAAATGTCACTCTTTTTCAGCCAATTGTAAAAGTATTTCAGCGATTACTTGAAAAAGATGATGATACAAAAAAGGAGGATAAACATGATTAACTGGAAAGTACGTTTTAGCTTTAAAAATAAAAC